TGCGGCCCTGGGAATCGGTGAATTTTAAGCCCAGTTTCTCTTGAGCGCCGCCGATACCAGACAGAAACGCCTTGTATTTGGTGCCGGCTTCAGACCCGGACATGGTGGCCTGGAGCTGACCGAGAATGGCAATCTGTTCGGACTGGGCAATGCCGGCGGATGTGGCAGAAGCGCCAAGGGAAGTGAAAGCACCGGCCATTTCCATGCCCGTGGTCTTGAACATTTTAACGGCCGTTGCGGTCTGCCCTGTGAGCTGGTTTACCCACTGGGCTTTGCCCATGGCATCAGCGGAGTTTTTAAAGATCCCGTACATGGTACCCATGTAATCGGTGATGGTGGCGGCGTCGGACTTGGTTCCTTTGGCCAGGATGTTGGATGCCTCGGTAAAGGATGCCAGCTCATTTCCGGTAAGCCCGGTAATGGCGGACTGAATGTCATAGGAGGACCGGACGAAATCGGAAGAGGATTCACCGTATTTTATTGAAAACTGAATAGCTTTATCGGACAGGGTGTCCAGGCCGGCCTGGGCAACGTCCAAGCTTCGGACTTCGCCCAGGGCCATGTTCAGGTCGTTGGCCGGTGCGGCAATGCCTTGGAGCACGGCACCGGCACCACTCATCACATCCGTTCCGTCGGTGATTTTATCAAAGTTGTGCTTGGCCGTGTCCGCCATATTGCCCAAAGCCCTTTGGATTTTACCGGCTGGGCCGGTAACCTTATCCAAGAGGCCGATCTGGAACATGAGTTTTTCAAGTTGTGTTGCCATTGCTTATCTTTTAAATGCCGTTGCCACACCGTTGGCCACGGCGATTCTCATTTTCTCCCAAAAGTCTTTCTCCAGGAACAGGGCCTCACCCATGGACCGGGGTGTCACCGACCGCCCCGGGAACCATTTGCAGGAAAACACCCGGGCCTGGGCCAGGGCATTTTTTTCCACGGATGCCGCGGCCCTTTCTACTCCCCCAGGGTAATTCTCAGTTTCGGAGTAAACTGTCCAACCACATGGGTTGCAATGTCCACCACGGATGCCGGATGTTCTATCAGGGGCTCCAGGGCAGCTTTGGTTTCAGGGGTAACGGTGCGCATGAGAAAATTGTGCATGGGAACCACCTTGGCGTTGGGCTGCATCTCGTCGATGAGGCGTTCATGGGCGGTTTCGTCCACATTGAAAATGATTTTACTGCCGTTGATGTTCAGGGTGATCTGGTTGTTGCTCATTGTTTTATCCTTATATATAGGGTTGAAAATTCAGGGCCGGAGTCCGGACCCTTTTGAAAATTTGTTCAAGGCACCCTTGGCCAAGTCTCCCAGGTAGGGTGCGGAAAAGTAAAAGCCAAGGATCAGCATCATGGCGCCGTTCATGTTCTCGGCATAGCCGCCGATCACCTTGGATGATTCAACAAAAGGGGCGGGGTGATCCACCCACACGGCGATCACTGACAGTGCCATCATGGACAGGTATTGGAACACCCAGACAAAGGTGACGATCAGGGCGATGAGCCGCCGGGCCAGGTTCTGCCCCTGGGTGGCGTTCATCCAGTTGATGACCATGGCCCGGGCTTCAGATACCGCCTTGCGCTGGTCATCGGCCTGTTCCTCTCTTGTGTACACCAGCTTATCCAGGGCGGATGATGCGTTGTCCACAATGCTGGCCACGGCCTGGTCGCTGCCGAAAAGTTTCCCGAATAATTGACCGATCATCAGACCCTCCCGTGGATATGTTTAAAATAGTTGTCGTAGGCTTCCTCTGCGGTACCGGCACCCAGATCCGTGTTCCAGTGGGCCTTCCAGTATTGGGCCAGGGCCATGATGTATTCATTGAAGCCGGCGTCATCGTCCGGGAAGTCCAGGCGGCTGGGAATCCGTTCCTTGACCCGAAGGTAATGAATCCGGGCGATGGCGATCTGAAACAGCAGGTTGCCGGTAAGATCCAGTTCCTTAGGGATCCCCCGGGTCATGAATATTCTAACCAGGCCGAAAAGATCCGGACGATACGCCAGGAAATTTTTCAAGATATCGGCCAGGGTGTCCGGTTCCATCTGGAAAAGGCCCCGGGCAGGACCGTTGCCAAGCTGCTTTAGATATTTCAAATTGCTCTCCTGGGCGGCTGTCAGCAGCAACAGGTCAAGGGCCTGGGTGGAAAACAGGCTCATCTTTGCTAAAACACGGGCGATCAGGTCTTTTAAATGGCGTGGATTCATGACGCTTTTTTCTCCTCATACTCCATTCTTTTGAGTTTTGAATTGTAATAGACCACTTTGAACTGAAAAATGAGCACGGCCAGTGCCACCACCGAAGCGATCTTATCCAGGTGGGCCAGGGCCCCCATGGCGCAGGCAAGGCAAACCTGGGTTACAGGCCGCAATGATTCAAAAATTTGTTCAAGCTCTTTCATTGATATCCATTTACACCAGGTCTTCGGTGCGGTATTTGGCCAGGTAGGGCACCCCGTTGAGCCGGACAAAATCTGGGCTGGTCACTTCATAGGTGATCTTGGTGACGGCTTTTTTATCTGAAGTGGGGTCATACTCCACAATATCGGTGAGGTTGAGCAGGCAGCCAAAGGCCTCCACCTTTTCCTCTTCATCCCCGGTGCCCTTGGAGTAAAAGAGCAGGTCCACCTCTTCGATTTCCTGCCAGGAACCTTTGCTTTTGGCCTGTTCGGTGAGGACACCGATGGCCGTGGCATCCAGTTCAATATCCCCGGAGGCGGCCACTTCACCGTCCACCCATCCGTTGGGCACGCCGCCGTCCTTGACGGTTTTCCTGTTATCCTCAATGGACAGGGTGGCTTTTTCGGCGATGAGCTTAAAATCCCCTATTTTGAATGAAAAACTGCTGTTACTGACACGTCTCATCTTTTTGTTTCTCCTTTAGGGCCGGTTATTCCGTGGACAGGTCCAGGGCCAGATTCACGGTGATGTCCTTGGGACAATTGTAGGGCCGGGCCATGATGTAAATTTTTACTGTGGTTCTGTCCGTCCAGACGATCTCAATCGCTGCGTCCGTGGGCGGGTGGATCTCTCCGGGGAAGGTATTGCCCAGGATGGTCACGCTTTTGGCCATGGCCCGCAAAGGCCGCATGAAATAGGACTTGTTCTCCGCAATGGAAACAGGGGTGGAATTCAGGCGCCGGTCACCGATCCGGGCCACGGCCAAAGGATAGACCCGGCGCATGGCCTTCTGGATCACACGCAGGTTTTCCACCACCTGGAAGTCCCCGCCGGGCACATCCAGCATATTGCAGTCCCCCCAATAGGTGCCGGGGATATCCGGATACCACTGGGGAACAGAAAACCGGGCCTTGTCCAGTTCCTTGAGGTGGGCCATGGTGATGGCGACACCGTTTTTATCCTTGGGTTTTGCCGCCCATTTTCCGATCATGGCGCCTGTGGCCACCCGCATGGGGGTGTCCGCCACGGTGACGGACCGGTTGCACAGCCGTCCGGCCAGGGCCCCCAGGTCATGCCCCCAAAGGCTGGGCACCACACAGACCTGATCTGCGGCCACCCCGCTGGTAACGGGTTTGATGGCGGTGAGGTAATCGGCCCAGGCCTGGTTGGATTCCGGGCCTTTGGCTGCCGCCATGAAAAAAACAGGGCGCATATATTTACCCAGGATTTCCCTGGCCTTGGTCTGCATGGCTTCAAGATCGGTATTGGCTGCCACCGGATCCACAATCACAATGGCTTCGCAGGTGGTGTTTTCCATGGCGAAATCCACGGCATCGCCCCAGGGGGCATCATCAGCCAGGGGGATTGCTGAAGCGGTCCAGTTCTGACCCGCATTGGCCCGGGCCGCATCCACCTGGGTCTTTAATACGGAATCCCCTTCGCCCAGGGCCTGATCAAGGTCGGTTTCAACACCCAGGGAGAGCAGCTTACCCTGGTTGGAAGGGGCCTTGCCGATGAACAGAAATTTGCACTCAATATCCGGCAGCGGTCCCTGCATTAAATTCAGTCTGTTGATTTGTACGGTTCCAAGAGACATGGGTTCTCCTTATACTCGTTTGATATTCTGCAGGGCCTCCCCAGCCATTGCAGTTAAATACTTTTCTGCATCTTCCGGTGTTGCGCCCAGAATGGGCCGGGCCGGTATCGGAACGGTCCAGGCCTGCTTACCCTTGGTTTCATTGGTGCGCATAAGCCGAAGGATCAACCCGGCCTGAGCCTGGGTCATGTTGTCCCTGATCCATTTCTGGGGCATTTTTTTCATTGTTGCACGGCCCTTTCCCCGTTTCCGGGCCACGGGTCGGCGGTAACCTTCCCGGTTCAGGGCTTTGGCCTGGGCAGGGGTGGCAAAGCTTTCTGCGTCTGATTCAAATTTATCGTATAGTCTGGCCGCTTTTTCCGGGGTGAAATCTTCGGAGACGCCGTGGTGGTGACGGAATGCTGTTTTGGCCTGCCCGCCGTTTTTCCAGGTGACGATTGCTTTGTGGCTGTAATATCTTACCACCATGCCCTTGGCCATCTTGGTCATCATCCGGCGTTTCTTTTTGCTCCTTCTGGGCTCCATGGCCTGGCCGGTGACGGTTTGCTGTTTGCGGATATTGATTCGGACATCGGCCTTGGTCTGCTTGGCCATGTTCCGCAACAGCTTTCTGCGCTGCCTGGGATGCATGGAAAGGATTTCAAGCTGCTCATTGAGGCGCAGCCTACCTTTTTTATCCGTATCTATTTTCAGAACGGAACCGGGCATCAGCGTTTTTCCATGCTGTCCAGTTTATCCGCCGTATCCACGGGGACGCCGTCCACCCGCCACATCTGCCCCTCAAATTCCAGGGGGCCGTCGGGATCCGGAACAATGCAGATGGATTCATCCAGCTCCACGGTGATCTGGACAAACACGGTCTGCTCATCCTCCAGGCTGACATCAATGTCCGGATCATCCAGGCCTAAGCGGTCACGGTCCGGATCATTTTCGCCCAGCCAGATAAGGATATCTGCCAGAAGCAGTTCAGCCAGGACAGCCGGGCAGCGTTCAATGGAAATCACGGCATCATACCGAAACCGGCCCACTTCCAGTCCCTTGCCCTTATGCTGGCCGGTCAATGCCAGCTTGCCCAGATCGGCAAAGGCTTCCATCTGGTCCCGGGCAATGCCGGGCAGGGCTTCAATGTGTTTGGCCAG